GCAAAGACCTGGGTGGGCGTGACACCGTCTCCCATTTTCAACAGGGTGCCAAAGGAAGAAATTGCATCGCTCATGTTGCTCTCCTATTAAGTGTGTACTGTTTGTGCTGGTTGCCTTCTGCATCAGTAAAGCTGGAGAGTTCCTCCAGTTCGACTTCGAAGGCTTCGCCTGCCTGCTCGGGATTCTGCTGGGCCTCCACAGGCTGGACAGGTTTTCTGCTGACCAGTTGGTGGGAAGCGATATGATCGAAGATCGCACTCGTGCTAAACGTATCGAAGGAACACAGGGTGCATTCGTAGTGCTGCATGCCCTTCCATGGTTTAAGGATGTATTTCGGTTCCTGTGTCTCATACTTGGGAGCCTTCGCAGGTTCTTTTTTCTTTCTAGGCATGGCGTCTCCTATTCCTTGTGCCAGATCTCGATATCCACCGAGATCCAGTGTCGGTTCAATTCGGGGTCATAGTTGTCCAGCGCGTTCTTCTGGAGGCCTGCATAACAAGTCCTGGACCCCAGCGCGCCGCGATACCCGTCCAGGGCAACGATCACCTGGTCCGCCAGGCGTTTCGAGGCCAGGTAGGTTTCGCCGAAGCAATCCAACTGGAAGCGTGGATGGCGCAGGCTGCTGCGCCCGCTATGGGTGTGCTCGGGTGGGTCGCTGACCTGGAAGTAGCGCACGGCAGGCAGCATCACGCCCTGAGGCAAAGTCTGGGGATAGATGCGATTGGCCGCGTCCGTGGCCTGGTCGCTCAGGAAGGTCAGCAGGTCTTCCACGAAGGTCGTCATGCTTCGGCTGCTTTCGTCACCAGCGTTGCAAAGGCCTCACCCATCTCCTGCAGGGCTTCTTCCTGATGCTCATCGAGGGCAGGCCGCAGATAAGGTCTCGCTGGGATCTCCACGCTGCTCTTGAGTACATACTGCACCTGGCCTGAAGCAGAGACCAGCACCAGGTTGCCATTCTTCGTCTTGCGCAGCTTCAAGCCTGGATACTTGCTCGGGCTGCCCGTGTAGTCGCCCACAGGGATGGCCAGGTACTTGGCGGTCCTGGGATGGATCACTCCACCGAACTCGTGGATGGCTGCATACTCCAGATCGGTGCCGATCTCATCCACGGCCACGTGCTTGCCTTGCATCGTGACCTCTTCGTGCAAGGAGCGGCTCAAGGTTCGGGTTTGGATCAGACCCTGCTTCTTGATGTTGTCCCTGGCCGCGTTCAGGATCACCAGGCCACCCACGCGCACGGTGTTGGCCAGCGTGCTTCCTTGCGCCACGTCGCTCAGGCCTTTGAACTTGCGCACCAATGCTTCCTTGCCGATCACGATCTCTTCGGTCATCGAATGATCCTCGTCTCCAGGCGCGTCATTGCGCCTTCCCCGTCGCCCGTCACCAGCAGGATCTCGTAGGCCTGCCCGTTCACCTCGGCGATCCATTGCTCGGTCACGAAAGGAAACATGCCCGAGAGCACGATGCGGTGTGTGGCGTCCAGATAGGCATAGCGATCCGTTCGTCGCTCACCCCCGCCTGCTGGGCCTACCCGGCACGGGATGGCCTCACAGCCCTGGTGGAGGGCATACGTGCGCAACTCTTCGCCCGCCGCGTCGGGGGTCTTAATCGGTTCCTTCAGCGCGCAGCGCTGCGGGAAGAAATCGCGCGTCAGGCTCTGCATCATGCGGGGATGGACCAGTCTGCTCATCGAGATCTCAAGCCTTGTTTCCAGAGTCGCTCTCGTTGCTGGAAGACGGTCTCGGTGGTCTCTGCCCAATCGAACAGGGCTTCCTCCTCTTCCTCAGACTGATCCGCGCTCGCGCGCAGGGTCGCGGCACGGGCCATCAACGCATTGGCTGTGGCCGCGCCGTTGGTGGTCAGGTCCAGGATGGAGATGACCTTCAAGACCATCGCGGTATCGCTGGCGATGGTCTCCAGCGCCTCGGCTGCCGCACACCTCAGGGAGGAAGCGTTCAGTTCTAGGAAGACCTGGATCTCTTCGTCCTGAAAGACATAGTGCTGCGAGTCCCGATCTGGGATTAACATGCGCACCTTGCCGATCTCGGTCGCGGGGTCATAGGTAAAGCTCATCAGATCTCCATGGCTGGGAGGGTTGCCCCTCCCAGCCTCAATCATTACGGGGTGCCGCTGCCGTTGCTGGCCACGGTCATCTTGGGATCCTCGCGGGTCCCACCAAACACATGCCGCAGCTTGTACTCGATGGCGTCGTTGTCAAAGTCGCCGTTCATCACGTCCACATCGCCACCACCTACACGTAGAGCATTCGGGGATTTCATGAAGATCTCGGGTTCCTCGTGCCCCGTCAGGAAGCCCACTTCAATCGCGGGACGCCCGCTGTCTGGGTTGGCAAACAGGAACCAGCTGGTCGAGCCGTTGGCGCTGCTGGCCACAATCGGCATGTAGTAATCGACACTGATGTTAAAGCGCGTCTTCATCCAGTTGCTGCTTATCAGTTTTCGCTTGTCGGTCCCACCTTTTTCGGTCAGTTCGAGTTGCAAGCCATTAACGATATTGAGCGTGGTCACCTCCAGGGCAGGTGGGATGCGCAGTTCCACCATGTCGATCACGATGGGTTCGCCCATCTGGTCGGTCATGGTCGAGAGCTGCTCGAGCGCAGTCTGCAAGGATGCAATCGACAAGGCAGGGTTACCCGCCAGGAGGTTGCCATTGCCTGCGTTATAGAACGAGGCATGCGGACCGTTGGCATCCACGTACAGCTGCGTCACGAACTTTTCCTCGGAACGTCGCGCGGCTCGACCCAGGCGGTCGGGGCCATCCTTCAACAGGTCCATGTCATCGTTGACCATCGCCTCCCAGGAGAACTTCAGCTTGCGACCATACTTGGCCACCGCCAGCGAATAAGGAGATTCTTCGTTGATCTTCTCGTAGGGATACTCACCCTTCTCGCCTATGATGGCAGGCAGGACCTGGTCCGCGCCATACACGCCGAAGCGTTTCACCGCGCGGAAGTCGCGCACGCGGCTGCGTTTGGCGATGCGGTTCCAGTTGTAGGGCGCTTCGCGATACGAGGCCAGGATCTGGCGGTCGACGATGTCGCCGAAGAGGAGCGGGAAGTCGCTGGTGGTCATGGCCTCGCGCAGCACATGCATCCCGCGTCTGCCGTTGTACACATCGGCCATCAGACGGGTGGCCTCCACCAATCGGGTCCTATACCTTGGGCCACGCAGACGGGAACGCGCGCCCTGACCTTCTGTACCGAATAACCGTTGCACGCTGGCTTCTTCTGCGCGCATGGTGTCGAGCAATTCGAGCATTTCCATGGTTACCTCTCTTTGTGTGGTGGGCTAGAGCGCCTTGGCCACATCGATGATTGCAGTGGATCCAGCCGTGATGGTCCCGAGCGCATACCCGAAGAAGCTCCCCGTGTTCTTCTTGCTCAGCACGGGCGTATCCGCATCGACATAGAAGAGTTTGTCGCCCAGGGCCACTTCCGAATTGCCTACTCCGTCCACGGCCTTCACGGACAGGCTCCAGACACGGCCTGCCTTGAAGTCAACCTGGGTGTATCCCGTGGCGTCTTCATCGACGAGCGCCACGCCCGTCATCTCTCCGTAGCGCACGGGATCGCCCGAGGCTGGGGTGGTTGGGTGGCTGCACTGTATGCGCAGGCCATCCAGGTCTTTGTATTTCAGGTTCTTCGCCATGATTACCTCTCTTGTTACCTGCGGCCTTGCGCCGCAATGCGGGCAGCCGATTCGCTCAACCCCATCGCAGCGAAGGATTCAGCCAGGGCCTCTTCCACGTTCTCGGGTTCGGCATCTTCTTTGTCATTGGCTGCTTCGCCCAGGCCTTTGATGCTGCCCAGCCCGAGCGTGTCGGTCAGGTACTGCACCTCGGCCTGGATCGCCTCCTTGATGATCTTGCCAAAGGCCTCGCGATCCAGCACCCCTTCCTGGATCACGGCCTGCGCAGGCAAAGTGCGAACCAGGCGGGTTCGGGTGGCCTGTGGCAGTTGCAGGCCGCTCAAGGCTTCCTGCACCAGCTCACGCGCATCGCGCATGGCCATGCGTTCCACCAGGCGCGCGTTGGTGGCGGTCAGGTCTCCGTTTTGCTTCTGCAGCGTGGTGACCGCTTCTTGCAGTTCTTCAAGTTTCATTGGATCCTCCGTATCGGATTCAGTTGTCGCCACGCCGCTCGTGGCTGCTGGCGCAGGGACCGTCCCTGCGTCAGGATCTTGCTCAGTGCGGACCTGCCGCGCTGCTTCAAACAAAGCCAGGATCTCGCCACCCGCACCAGGTGCCGTGACGAAGTCCACGCTGCGCCCTGCGGTGAGCTCGGTGATGATCGGGCCGCTGCGCCCTTCCACCGTGCCCTTCTGGGCCTTGCCCATCGCGCGGATGCTCACGCCGATATGCTCGGCCATGCTGTCCACCGCACCCTCGTAGTTCTCGAAGACCTTGGCGTCTGCATACAGGCCAGGACCTTTCGGGCCATTGGGATCCCAACGAGGGTGACTTGAAAGCACAGCGGCCAGGTCATTGAGACTGCGCTCGGGCCGCTCGGCCTCCTCGCTCGGGGTGGGATGGTTCCAATACATGTGCATGCCCTTGGGAAAGATCTTCGGGCCATCGCGCTCGAGCACATCCGCGGGGTAATAGCCACTCGAGCCCCAGCCAGGCTGGATGATCTTGATCGGGATGGTCCCGTCCCGCCTCACGGCCTTCTCGACCAATGGCATGAACAGACTGCCCTCGCCCAGTTCGTCCAGATTCAGGTCGGTTGTGTTCTCTTCCATCGCTATTGCTCCTTCTTCACTCGAAACTTCATATCGCAGCGGCAGCCAGGGAAACGCAGTGGTCGCTGGTGCCCGCTGGGAAAAGCCTGGTCGACTTCGATCCAGCCTGTGGCCTCATTCTCCAGGCAGCCTTGCGTGACCTTGTCGTCGCCTACCGTGCTCCAGGCTTTCTGCATCTCCAGGCCCGCGGCTTTGAGTTCCTGGGCCACCAGCAGATTGCCCTGGGCATAGGCATTGCCTGTCTCGGTCACCGCGATCAGGTGCGCGCGGCTGTCGATATGGTTCTGCGGCTGGCCAATGGCAAATTCCTGGAAGCGCTCGATCAAGGCCTCCGCAGTACGCTGGGTGGACCAGCCTTCGTCCACGGCCTGAGTGATCAGGGTCTGGATGTACTCGCGCGTAGTCTCGTTGATGTGCGTCACCTGGCGCGCGCCGTACTCCTGCAGGTAGCTCACCGCGCGTGGGTTCGAGAGGTCAAAGGACAGCTTCATATCCAGGGCAGAGATCGTGGAGCGCGCGCCCAACTCCATGGAGACTCGGGCCGCAGCCTCGATGGGTTTCGTGAACATCTTGATCGTGCGCTGCGAGACCTCGATCCACATCGGCAGCCAGTCGCCAGGCAGCAGGGATTCGTTGAGCGCTGCGGTCAGGAAGGCTGCATGGCCTTCGAAGCCTTCGGCAAAGAAGCGCCGCAGCTGCGTGCGCAGGCTGCTCACAAACAACCTGCCCTGCTCGCGAAAGGCTTTCTGCATCTCCTGCTCGAGCCGCTTGGCCAGGCGCTCGCTCTGCCTGCGGAAGCCAGCCTTGCGCGAGGCCTCGTCGAGATCTTGCAGGGCCTCTCTGAGTTGGGGATCATCCAGCAACATGAATCACTCCTTTCTTATCCAGAGCCTGAACCACCGCCTCGACTGCCTTCACGAAGGCTGCGGTCAGGTGGGCCTCACTGGGAGCGGTGTCGGGGCGCGAAACATTGACGGTCTCGTCGGGATACAACTCCGTCATGATCTCGTCCACGTCATCCTGCGCCAGGGCGGTAAGCAACAAGCGCGCCACGGTCGGTTCGTTGAAGATGCCCAGGTCCTGGCCGTTGAGCGTGGCTGCCGTGACAATCGACTGCACTGCGGTCTGCACGTCGCGTTCCAGGATGGGCGGGAAGTCGATGTCGAGCAGGGCCTGGATCTCCTGCCCCCACACGATCTTCTCCTCCGTTTCGTCCCCGTCTGCGATGCGCTGGATGCTCCCCAGCTTTTGGATCTCGTTATCTGCGCTGGCTTTCAAGGCCTGCAAGATCACGAAGGTCAGGATGTCGCGCAGGATGTCCGTCCACGTCATCTGGCGATTGCGCATGGCCAATTCGGTCGGGCGGTCCATGGTCTTGGCGGTGGCCAGCGTGCCCACGCTGACATCGCCAAAGTAGGTCTCGGGCAACCCAGCCGAGGATGCCACCATCAACAACAGCCTGCGCCCGTCATCAGGCGAGATGCTCGCGCCGCGGATGTTCATGGGCTGCAGGTCGTACAGGTCCGAGCCCAGGAAGGTCGAGCCTGCCACCGGTGCAGGGTTGCTCTCCGATCCCGTGCCCGCATCACCCAACGTGCTGTTCAGCTTGGACTTGGCTGCCTCCATCGTCTTCTTGCCGCCCTTGAATTTCAGGTTCCAGGCGAAGCGGCTGTAGGAGCGCATCAGGCTGGCCACGTCTTCGAGAAAATCCTTATAGGCGCGCGCCCAGTCGATGCTGGCGTACACCTCGCTCAGCCCAAACTTCCAGCCTGCCAGCCCGCCCGTCTTGACGTGATAGATCGGCGCGTCCCATTGCACAGGCTGGCCACCGATGGCGGACAGCTGAGCATTCGGGTGGTAGCGCCAGTCTGGGTAGTAGGCGGTCTTGCGCGTGCTTCGGGTGCGACCCGACTCGGGGTTGATCTGCTTCTCAGTCCACGTGCGCTTGTAGTACCAGGGCGACCTGGCATCCTGCGGGTCGCAGATCACATCCACGATCTCATCGGGCGGGATGGTGCGCACCCGAACCCGTCCATCCGTCGGGCGCGTGAAGAACACAAAAAACAGGTTGCCTTCCGCCTGCAGGTCGATCTCCTTCAACATCAAGGCCTGGTGGCTGGTCAGTTCCGAGCGGTTCTTCTCATCGTCCCAGAAGTCCTGCAGCACCTGGTTGATCACTTTGTTCTTCGAGCGGATGGTGACACCCTGACTCCAAACATACAAAGCCTGCACCATCACCTGGCGTTTGATCAGCGGGTTCTTGAGGACCATCGTGCGCGCCAGTTCTGCAATGCGCTTGATCCCGTCTCGGCTAAACTCATGCTCGCCCGCCAGCATCAAGCGCATCCAGTTGGCATCCTCGAGCGCCAGTTCCAGCTGCACCAGGTTCTCCTGCAACAACTCCTGGTTGTTCTCCAGGGAATTCACAGTCTGACGCAGGCTCTCGTTATCGCGCAGAGCCTGGTCCAGTTTGTCGGGACGTTGGAAGAAGGAGATCCGCATGGCTATACAGGCGAGATGCTCACTCGCTCCTCATAGGTCACGATCTCATCCTCGGGGATCTCGGGCTCGTTGACGATCTCGATGATCCCGTTGAAGGCATCCGAACTGGCGTCCACCTGGTCTTTGAAGGTGCCCTTCGGGAAGGAGGCCAGCTCGTCCAGGTAGTCGTCGTTCCAGCCTCCGCGCACCAGGCGCACCCTGCCCGCTTCTGCCGCGGTGGAGTAGGGATGTGCGCGCACTTCCTTCTCGCCGCTCACGGGTCGGGCATGCCCTTCGAGGCCTGCCTCGGCCAGGTTGATGTTGGTGACCGAGGCGCTGTCCACGCCCGCGCTGCCTGGGTCCTGCGGATGGCGAATGAGGAACGGTCCGAGTTCCTTGTAGAACTGCTGACCCAGATCCACCATCTTCTGTTCGCGCTGATAGGATGACCACTGTCCCTTGGCTACGTGCTCGACGTAATAGAAACCGTCCTTGCCCTTGCACATCAACACGCCCGAAGAGCGCGCCCCACCGCCTGGCGTGGCAGCCTTGTCCCAGGCCATCACGCGCGCGTTGACGCGGATGCCATCGATCCTGCGCGTGACGACTTCATCAGCAGGACCACGATCCACGATGGTGAACCACTCACGTTTGAACAGGCCGCCTTCACGTAGGTAGGGCATTTGCTGATACAAAGCTGCAAAGTCGTACTTGCCGATGTTGGCTTCCTTGGCCACCAGCCATTCCTGGCCGAATCGTGTGGGCCACAGGGCCGCGCCATCGTGTCTCCTGCCGATCGGGTCCGCGAGCGGCAGGTACACGCCATCGCGCATCTTCTGGCGCTGCTCCTCAGGACTGCTGGCATAACACTCCGCCCGCGACAGGGCAGGCAGATCCACGACCTCCCACTGATCAGCCATCGGGTCTTCCACCATGCGCTTCAACATGCGCCCCACCAGGTCATCGGGGTGCCAGTGCGTGAAGAACAGGATGATGGCCGAGTATTCCTTCTCGAGGCGGGTATACGCGCTGGACTTGTACCAATCGTCCACCAGCTCGCGCCGCGACTCGGATTCGGCCTCCTCGCGGTTCTTGAACAGATCGTCCAGGATCAGCAGGTCTGCGCCCAGACCTGTGATGCCGCCGCCCACGCCCGCGGCCACCACCCCGCCCCGATGCGGCTGGGCCAGGTCCCAGGCGGACACCGAGCGGGAATCGCTCGAGAGTTCCACGGGCTCGCCCTTCGAGGACAGGCCTCCGAACAGGGCCTGGTAGCGTTTGCCTTCGATCAGGTCGCGCACCGCGCGGCTGTTCTTGCTGGCCAGGTCCGCGCCATACGAGGCCATGATGATGCGCGTGTCGGGCAGGCGCCCGAGCACCCAGGCGGGGAACTTGCGACTGGCCATCTCGCTCTTGCCATGCCTGGGGGGCAGCAGGATCATCAGCCGCCCGATGCCCTCCCTGCCGCCTGTGCGCAGATACTTCTCGACCTGTTCGAGTTTCTCGGCGATCAGTTCCATGTGGGCAGGCGACTCGAACTTCGAGTCCACATACCTGTTGAAATACAGGAACCTGGCCCGCGCCAGCCTGCGACGGTCCGTTTCGCGTTTCGCCTCGCGGGGCGAGAGTTGCGCACTGGAGGATGGCAACATGCGCGCCTACAACCTTCTCGTGTCCTGCAGCCAGATCCATTTTTGGCCGCCCCCGATGTCGC